GTAATGCTTGGAACGGTCACAAAGTTTTGACTGTGCTTTAAAATTGCATCTGTAAGATTTGTATGTCTTTTCTCTTCCATCTGCAAGCGTTCTATATGTGACAGTTCCGGTCATGTAATGATTACACGAAGAACAGATCAGAAGACCGGAAAAAATATAAAACTGTTGAGTGTGACGGATGCGAACATTCCTGATCGCAAGATTCTGTATACGTTCAAACCGTTCACGACTGATCGTCTTCTCGCAAAAGTCAGGGTCATCACGATACTGGCCCATGAAAAGAGGGTTCCGAAGATAACGAACGACGGTATCATAACAAACACGGATGCCGTATTTTTCCTGAAGGAATAACTGCGTTCCTCTCTTGCTACAAGTGGATTCAAAATGGTCGAACATATCAAGGGCGAACTGATGCCATTCAGGGTCAATGACAACGTGTTTCTCTGCATCCAGCTTCAGACCACGCGGAAGACTGCCGGATATGTACGTCTTATTTTTCAGCTTGTAAGCAAATACATCTTTTATACGATCACTATCACGGTCACATTCGTCCTGAGCCACAGACAGACGGATATTGATATGCAGGCGGCCGTTCGTCGTGGTAGTATCATAAGACTCCGTGATCGCCTTCCATTGCACACTGTTCGCGTCGAGAATCTCCTGGATCTTGTGGTAGTCTCCGATATTACGGAACCACCGGTCTAATTTTGTGAAGAGAATCATATCAAAGGCATGAGCACGCACACCATCCAGCAAGCGGACAAACTCCCTCCTTTTGGTGAATTTTTTTCTAGCTGTCAGTGCTTCGTCCACGAAAGTGTCTACGAGCACCATATGATTAACTTCAATAAATTCATTCAGGAGCGTGTCCTGGGCTTCCAAAGTATCACCATGCAGTACCTGACCTTCGTGACTGCATCTTATGTATTTAACTACACGCAGGCCGTACAGTTCCGGCTGCGGATGAAAATATGTATTCATAAAAAACCTTCTTTCTAACATAGAACCCTGAAAAGGGTATAAAAAATAAAGCTATGCAGCAACACAACTTTATGCTAGAATAGAGGATGTGATCCGTGTCTGTTCTGAGCATAAAGCTGTGGAGCATAGACACATGAGAGGGGCAGTCGTTGACGCGGCTGTCCTTTTTCATATTTTGACGAGATATGTGCATCCTACACTACATAGGAGGAAAGCACATGGAAGTCTTGACATGGCAAGCTAGGAACAAAAAGGGCCTGACATTGAAGCAGCTGGAAGCTGCCACAGGAATCGGGAAGACAACGCTGAACAATATTGAAAACGGCCTTGTATCGCCTACGCTGAACCAGCTGGAAGCGATTGCTCGTGCCCTGGATGTCAAAATGAGTGATCTATATGATTCGGTTTACAAATAGCATAGCAGGTTTGCGACGGCAGCAGTCGGTTTCTGGCGTTATTTCCCGAAATCGGGAAACAGGTACCGATCACCTTTATTCTTCCATTATTTGAGATATAATGGAATCAGAAGGAAGGTGATGCGGATGGACATACGCCAGAAGATCGACGCACTGCTCCAGAAGATCACTTCGGAGGATCAGCTGAAGCGGATCTATAGATTTATCAAGTACATCTACATACACACTCCGAAGTGAGAAATAAGGGGATCCAAATGGGTTCCCTTATTTTTTTGTGTCTTCCTTCAGGAATCGCTTTCGGATATCCTGCTTCAGGTAATCCCGAACCTGCTCCGGCATTTCTAAATACATTTCTACAAGAGATTTGTCCAGATCATCCAGATCATACTGCACGCACAGTTCATCAAGAACAGTTTGCGGGAGGTCGTCGAACATTTCCCCTTCACCGTCCATTAGATAATCATAGTTGACATTGTATTCACGACAGATAGACAAAGCCATTTGTTCAGTAAGGTTGCGATTTCCTTTTTCTATATTGGAAATTGCTGTCTTGCCAACTCCCAACTTCCCCCCGAACTTTTCAAGAGTAAGGTTTAATTTTTTTCGGATATTACGAATCCGCTCACCTTGTGTCATATTCAAACCCTCCTTTCAAATAAACAATACAACGCAAGAAGAAAAAAGTCAATAATAAAGTCCACAAAGAAAACAAAAATATATTGACAAAGATGTCTTTGTGGACTACAATATCCACATAGAAAACACGAAGGGAGATGAAAAGAGTTGAAAGGCAGAAAGCAGGATAGGAGGAAAGTCAAAATGGCAGGAAATAACTTGCAACTTACATTTGCTGTTGCCAGATGTGATGAATGTAAAGCAGAGAATAAACTGTATGAGATTCTCAGAATCCTTCAGTGGAGATGTGCAGACAATATTGCTTCGGCATTGGCATATGACAAAGAAACAGAACAGATACTGGTTGATAAGGATGCATTAATGAGGGCGATCCAATATGCAAATCCCGGACAGGCGTATCGAGATATTCGTCTTGTTACACACGAAGAATATAGAGCGAGAAGAGACAACTGGAAATCCGATTGTACGTGTGATGATGAAAAGATACGCCATGAACGGGAAGCCGATTTACTTCAATAATCCAATGATAGAAGCTATAGCGTTGAGTACTTCTTTAACAGTTTTTCCGAAACGACCTTCCATGTAAATGATGGTTTTGTCAGTAAGAATGATGTTATTAGCCAGATCATTACCAGGATCACAGTCAATGTAGCCTTTCTTTTTTAATTTCCAACAAAGAGAAGATACATGATAAGAACTTTCGACCATATTAAAAAGTTCTCTAACTTGGTCAGAATCTGAAAAATAATTTGCCTCTTCGGAAGGCATGGAAGACTGTCGATGTAAAACTTCGCTATACATGGACAAAAGAAGTTTTTGTTGTTCTTTTGTTAAATCATCCATAAAAAGTTTTCCTTTCTTAGTGTACTCGGCTCTGGCGGGAGCCTGTACATCAAGAATAAGAGGAAAAAACGATAAAGTCAACATAGCAGAACATAAAACAGGGTAGGAGGTGAAAGAGCTTGGAAGATTTACTTGAAGCATTAGATGAAGCAGTAGAGAAGAAATACCAGAAGATAAAAGAGACTGGGAAAATCTACAGTGGAATCATGGAATTCTATGAACAGGCAAGATGGATGAATCCACAGATTGCAGAGTATGTCAGAAAGAAGATGATAGATCTGGCAATCAAAAGGGGCGACTTGCAATAAACAAGCCGCCAAAAAATCGAGAAAGAAGTTTAGTTTAATTCAATACGAACCACGGATTTTGAATTATAGACAACGATTGAAGGGAGATGAAAAGAGTTGAAAGACATAGAAGCAGAAAAGAACAGAGCAACGGATACATGCAAAAAGGCAGAAGCTCTTGCACATGAAATCATTGAAATGTGTATTGGAAAAGGAATCACATTAAAAGAATTTCAGATGTTAAAAAACGTTCTGCCTGATGCGATCAACGATAAAATGAGCGAAATGCTTTATAGTACGAAACTATCTTAAATCAGATTGTTCTTCTTCCTTTAGTTCTCAATCCGTGGCCGGGTTGGTAATTAAAGTATAGGATTCGGGCAGGGGAAAAGCAAGGAAAAGCAGAAAGGAGATGAAAAGAGATGAAAGACAAAAAGAAAGCCGCTGAAGAGGTGCAGCGGC